GAATCATATAAATTTATTTCTTCAAATATTGATATGATATCAATTGAGCCGCCTTTGACAACCAAAGTCAGTTCTCGTATTTCAAATTGCGTTGATTTTTTTACTTCTAAGGTCATTGTTTAATAATCTTTTTAAATTCTTTTTCAATAGCAGGAATAAACTCCGATTTAATTAAATTTATTTCACGCTTAGATTCATTTAAGTTGGTTTCATATGTGTAATATGACTGTGTTTCTTTTGTTGTTCTAATAGTAATAACTTCGCCTGCTTGTGTTGTTTTAGAAACAGAAGTTACTCCAACATTGGCATAGGTATTGGCATCCAAAGTAATTTTTTCTGTTGTAATTGTACCATCATTTGCGGTGGATGTAATTACTTTAAAATAGCTTTGAACATTGTTTTCACTTAAAGCCCAAGCCAAACCGGATTGAACAGTAGTATTTGCTGCTCCATTTGCCGTGTATTTTTTATCAATGTATGTTATCAGTTGATTAGATTCAAATGGCCAATCAAATTGTGGGTCTATGATATCATTAAACAATAGAACAACCCATTGCCTTTCAACACTACCATAAAACTTATAAGCAATTATTTCTGGTGTATCAGAATCTTTAATATTGTATTTGTAAAAAGCTGATGAGTTTTCTTTAAGACCTTTTTCAAAAGCAAACCGAGCAATAATGTTTGTTACACTATCTAATCCTGTGGTAGAATTATTTGAGGTGTAAAAAGTTTTTGGAAAGTAATTAAAATATTTTGCCATAGTTATGGTATATTATTTGCATCTCTTTGTGATATTAGATTTAATGCAGATTGTTTATCTGGTTTACCAGGGTTAGGACTAGAATCAGCCAAATCAGATTTAGTGAGAATAACAACTTCTTGGAATTGAAGTGTAATTTGAATTGCGACTGGCATACCGGTACGGCCTAATGCTGGAGCATTTTCGCCAGGTATTTCATAAGCAGTAAACCCGTTTGGTGCATAGTTCACTTGAATGCCTTTAAGTATGCATGTACCAACAGTTGGAATATTTGGATTTTGAGCACCATTGTAATAAAACTGAATATCAAATTCTGAAGGAGGTACTAAAAATCCTCCTGCACCAGCTAAAATTTCTGGTGCTTGATGAAATGTAAATTTTTTAATAATCTTTTGAACTTCTAAAGCTTCTCGTTCATCTCTTGGATAAAAAGTAAAATCAAATTGAAAATCTCTAAATGCCGGTGATTTGTAAACCATCTCCAACATTGGATTTTCAACACGACCAGTTGATGCAAGAATTGCTTGAGCCGTTTGTTGATTGCCTGTTAACTCTCCTAGTTTTTTAACTCCTTTTTGTCCAGCAACATTCCCAGCACTTTTTAAAACTGAACCAAAAGCGTCACCAATTTTTCCTGTCTTTTCATATTCCTCTAAAGCGGATTTACCTGCTGCCAACGCTTGGCCGCCTAATTCTCCACCTAAAGATAGTTGGTCATAGGTTTGTGAGTATCCATATTGTAAGGTATCTGGCATATACAGAGCAATTGAATCTTTAGTTAATCTAGTTGTTCTTAAAAATTCTAAATTTTGGCCAGTGATTTTTTTAATTGATGTTTGTATTTGATCCTCAGTTGCTTGTGAATTTCCACCAAAAGTAACTGAAGTAGAACCAAACACATTATTGATTCCGCCAACCACATTTCCTGCAACTTTACTAAGCGCTCCAGCTATACCGCCTTGACTAGATATTCCGTTTAATTTATCCAACACATCTGAAGCAAAACCAGATTTAGCCTGATTAACGGCATCTTTTGCTTTTTGAATGCTACCCATAATTTGAGCTTTACCTGCAGCCACTTGGCTTTTTGTAGCATCTTCTAAAGCATTTTTATTGGCAGCTCCACCAGCACCAGAACCAAATTTTGTTCTTGTTTGTTCTCTTATATAAAAGACGAGATAATGAGCTTTATCGGTTTGGCCTAAATCGCTTGGATAACGCAAACGAGTTTTTTCAAATTGATTTTTTTCTAACGCAGCCAATGGCCCTTTTGTTCTATCGCCATTACTTTTGTCAAAAACTATGTTGCCGAAACCAAATAAAGACATGTTTAATCCTTTGAAGTGAGATAGATAGTATTTATGTCATATAAAGGATGGTTTAAGCCAAAAAACTCAAACAAATACAAAGGCGATGCCAACAACATCGTCTATCGGTCGTCATGGGAATTGCGTGTGATGAAATATTTAGACGACCATCCAAGTGTTCTGTGGTGGGTCTCCGAAGAGCTGCCAATTCCATATCGGTCACCAATAGACCAAAAGGTACATCGCTATTTTCCTGACTTTATTGTTCGTCTAAAACAGGCAGACAATAAAGAAATTACTGTGGTTCTAGAGGTGAAACCATACAAACAAACTCAGAAACCAACACAGAAACGCCAAACAAAAAGGTTCATCCAAGAAGCCATGACCTATGCCGTTAACCAAGAAAAATGGCGAGCAGCCGACCTATTCTGTAAAGAACACGGATGGCAGTTTAAAATAATTACTGAAAAAGAACTTGGACTTTGAGATAAATACAAGATGGCGTATTTACTAGACAGAATTAAAGAATCGTTGGCTAAAGAGGGTTACACTCCTAGGTCATCGGCCGCACGCCAATGGTTGAAAACAAAGGTCGGTGAATTAAGACCTACTCCTGCGGCTTTAATGCGAGATAGAGAACGCCTAAAAGACAAATCATTTATAGGTAAGATGTATTTCTTTTTTTATGATCCAAAAACTAAGGATTCGTTGCCATATTACGATAGGTTCCCATTGGTTATACCAATTGAACGATACTCAGACGGTTTCTTAGGGTTGAACTTGCATTACATTCACCCAAAGCAACGAATTATCCTTTTAGATAAACTAAGTGATACAGCTACCAATAGACGATTTGACGAAAAAACAAAATTGCGTTTGAGTTATCAATACTTGGCTTTGGCCTCCACAGCGTTTCAAGCTATGCCATGCATCAAGAGGTATTTGTTTAGTCATCTCACCTCACGATTTTTAGAGATACCTGCTGATGAATGGGATATAGCGGCTCTTTTGCCAGTTGAACAATTTGAAAAAGCAAGCAAAAGCAAAGTTTACGCAGAATCACAAGAGAGATTTTAAATGTCATTTTCACCAAATTTATTTTTAGCAAACATCCGAGGAAAAGACGGACTGGCAAAGCCATCTCGTTTTGAGGTAATATTACCTATTCCTCCATACATTAGCCAGTTTGTGGGTAATTCAATCATTGAAAAGATATTGAACTTTCCAAACTCTGTATTCTCAGATGTCACCAGTGCGATTGGAAGCGTTTTTGGAAAGCAAGGAGAACAAGATGAACAAGCACGCTCATCTAACCCTTCAGTTACTCGTTATCTTGCTCTTCAATGTGAATCGGCAGAATTGCCTGGAAAAACACTTCAAACTGCCGATGTAAAAATATATGGCCCAACTTTTAAAGTGCCGTATCAAACACAATATACCGATACCACTTTGACTTTCTTATGTACCAACGACTTCTTTGAGCGTAAGCTTTTTGACCGTTGGATGGAAGCAATTCATCCATCCGATACAAACAATTTGAGATTTCCAAAAAGTCAAACATCACGCTACATGATTAATATTCAAATTATACAGTATGATGAGTTTATTAAAAAGATTTATGTAGTTGAACTAATTGATGCTTTTCCAATTGGAATAGCACCGCAAACATTGAGTTGGAGTGAAGATGGTTTTCATCGGCTTTCAATTCAGTTTGCATATCAAAAGTATCGTCCAGTTTACCAAGGAGGATACGATTTAGCTGCAGCCGGTACAGCGTTACTTGGTTCTGCAGCTTCAAGATTGTTGCCTTTTGGAAAAGCAACAACAAAATTACCATTTGGGTTTTGAATTTAATTACTAAAGCGAGGTTACTATGTTACCAAAATTAGATGTTCCTATCCATGAATTAAAACTGGTGTCCAGTGGCAAAACAATTCGTTTTCGGCCATTTCTTGTCAAAGAACAAAAATTATTTTTAATGGCTTCAGAATCAGATGAGCCAAAAGAGGTTGTAAATGTAATCCGTCAGGTGTTAAAGAATTGTGTGCTTGATGAAATTGACATTGACCAATTGCCTACTTTTGATTTAGAGTATTTGTTTTTAAACTTGCGAGCTCGTTCGGTAGAAGAAGTTGTTGAGTTGCGTTATAAGTGTAACAATACATTTAAAACAGAAGCTGGCGAAGATAAAAAATGTGATGGCAAAGTAGATTTTAAAATAAATCTTTTAGAACTAGAGCCAAAAAAAGAAGAAACCCACATTAATAAAATTCAAATTACTGAAAATCTTGGAGTTTGTTTAAAATATCCTACTTTTGACATGATTCAACGATATGAAAATCTTGATGAAAATGAAGTAATGTCTAAGGTGCTGGCCGATTGTATTGACTATGTTTACGATAAAGAGCAACTATATTATGCCAAAGATTCTACACGAGAAGAACTAGAAGAATTTATTGATAGCATGCAACAAAAAGATTTAGAAAAGATTAAGCAATTCTTTGATACAATGCCTGAAATTAAAAAGGATGTTCATTTCAAATGTCCAAAATGTGAATATGAAGAAGATATTACCATAAAGGGCATGCAAAGTTTTTTCGTCTAATATTTCGTTATGATACATTGAGAAACTATTATGAAACAAATTTTGCTTTAATGCAACATCACAAATATAGTTTGTCAGAATTGGAAAACATGATGCCGTGGGAAAGAAGCATTTATGTTAGTTTGTTAATTAAATACTTACAAGAAGAAAAAGAGCGCATAGAGCTACAGAAACAAAGTAAAAAACGATAATGGCAAAAAAAATAAACGAGTTTTCTATTCTTCAACCTTTAGCTAAAGAACTAGGCTATAAGAATGCTGACGAGCTAAAAGAAGCTTTAGGTAAAGAAGAAGTTGGCCGTGGCACCAGAGGAGCAATGGGTAACATTGGTGGTGCCGGCGGTGCGGGAACTGGTTTTCTTGGAGGCCGTGAAGTTGGCTCTGGCTTTGGTGTTGGAATTAAAAAACGCTTAGCTGGAGGCCAAGGTTTAGGCCAATCTGTGGCTGGTGGTTTTAAAGATTTCAAAGAAACACTCTCTCTTGGAAATATTAAAAAAAGAGCATTAGAAAAAACATTTGGTGGTCCAGGCTTTATTTCTGCTTTTGCTCGTGGAAAATTAAAGAAAAAATACGCTGGTGAAAAATCTCCAACAAAAGAAGGAGATGAAGAAGAACAAAAAAGTGGAGGAAAAGGAGGCGGTGGCGGTGATGCTTCTTCTTATCTTGGAATTTTAGCAAAGAGCGCTTTAGTTTTGCCTGGCATGGCAAGAGATACAAATGTTCTTCGCCAAAATTTACAAAAGCTTGTTAAAAT